TATATTGAAGCGAATATTACTATGAGGAGCCGTATGCGGGAAAGCCGCACGTACGGATCTGTGAGGGGCTAAGATTGAGAGGTCTTAGTCTACTCGACTTTTAGAACATTATACCACAGAAAGGAGAACAATGAACGAATTAGAGCAGAAAACAATATCTTCCGTGGAAGTAGCGGAAATGATAGGGAAAGAGCACAGCAAACTGCTAAGAGATATACGCACTTATGTTGAGCAATTAGGACAAGCCAATTTTGGACAGTCCGATTTCTTTACAGAAAGTACCTATCAAAACAGCCAAAACAAGAAACAGCCTTGCTACATGGTAACGAAGAAAGGTTGCGAGTTCATAGCACATAAGATGACCGGAGTTAGGGGAACAGAATTTACGGCAAAGTACATTGACCGTTTCCACGAAATGGAAGATGCAATCAAGGCACATATCCCTACCGGACAGGAATTGATTGCACTGGCAGTTGTCGAAGCACAGAGGATGCTTGCACAGAAAGAGGAAGAGGTTAAGCAGTTACAGACCACTGTACAACAGATGGATGCCGTGATTACCGATATGACACCAAAAGTTGACTATGTGGACAAGATTCTTTCATCTAACGACTGTATGACGGTTACACAGATTGCACAGGACTACGGAATGAGTGCTGTGAGGTTTAATTCAGTTTTAAGAACAGCTGGCATTCAGAGAAAAGTCGGTGACCAGTGGATATTGTACGCAGACTTTCAGGGCAAGGGTTATGTGAGAACAAAGACAAATGATTATGTTAAGCATGACGGAAGCACAGGAACAAAGCCACTTACCGTATGGACACAGAAAGGCAGGATGTTCTTATACAACAAGCTGAAAGAGATTGGCATTGAACCTATCGAGGAGGAAAGCGCATGAGAACGACATTAAAGCTTTTTCTTCCTATTATAATAGCACTCTCCATCACATTTACTTCCACGGCACAGCCATCCGGCAGTTTTATATCCGAGGAAGCACAGGAATCGTGTGTAAAGTACGGTGAGGAATACGGCATCTGCCCTGAAATGCTCATGGCAATGATCGAGAAAGAATCTTCCGGCAGACCGGATGTGGAAAGTGGCGGTTGCAAAGGACTGATGCAGATTTCTGACAGATGGCATAAAGACCGCATGGAACGTTTGGGAGTGACGGACATCTACTCCGTGGACGGCAATATCCATGTGGGAGCCGACTACTTGTCGGAATTGTTTGAAAAGTACTGTGATGTAGGAATTGTACTTATGGTTTACCACGGAGAGAAGAACGCAGCTACAAAGACAGAATTAAGTGATTACGCAGACTGGATATTAACCAGGAGCGCAGAACTGGAAAGGATGAATGGAAAATGACGAACAGAGAGAAGTATGCGGAACAGATTATTGACATGGCACTTGATAGTATAGAGATAGCTGTGGACAAAGAAGGAAAGTTATGTGATTGCAATGTAATACTTTGTTCCGATTGCGCATGGAGTGATAAAAGCAGATGCAGGGAAAGGTTCAAAGAATGGGCAGAGCAGGAATATGTTGAACCACCTGTTGACTGGTCGAAAGTGCCTGTGGACACGAAAGTGTACGTAAGAGATTCCGACAGTGACCCTTGGAAACCTAGATACTTTGCAAAATTTGAAGATGGGAAAATATTTGCATGGACTAATGGTGCTACTTCTTTTTCAAGGAACAGCGTTTGTGATTCCTCATGGTGGAATCAAGGAAAACTTGCGGAGGACACCGTATGAGTGCCAAAAAGCGGTTTACAGTCAAAGGAGTAATCGGAAGATTCTTCTTTAATCCTAAAGAGTGGGAAATCGACCGTGAGACATCATTTTACTACCGACTGGTGAACCTTGAAACAGGAATGAAAAAATGGGTAAGAAAGGAGTATTTCCATGTTGAAGAAAGAAATTATCCCCATCGTCCGTGCGAATGAGATTCTGATTGCAAGACTGTTAGATGCAGGAATCTTGTATATCAGCGAAGAGGACAACATGATCCACGTAACAGAAGACTGAAAGCCGGAGGAGTGAGGAAATGGAAAGGAAGATAAGAAAAATCTTGGTAGAACTGGGGCTGAAACAGTACTTGCCGGGATTCCAGTACATCATCGAGGTTGAAACGCTGATGTTTGAGAACCGGAACAGAAGACTTTCTGAAATCTACCGGATTATCGGAGAGGAACACAGCACAACCAAGGAAAGCGTGTACCGGGCGATCAAGTGGGTTGTTGATAAGATGAACCCAAGCACAGAGCTATACAAGGAGATCAATGAGACAGACAAGCCGGTCTCAATCTATATGTTTGTTAATTCACTGTATTTATATCTTTGGGAGGATAGGAAAAATGAGGATTAAACACACCTTTTTGCAGAATTTCTGCAAATTCTATGGTTCTAACGTAGTGGACACTGATTTATACGACCGGACAGAGGTTTCCGGTGTAAATGAAACAGGTAAGTCCACGATCAAAAGAGCAATTCAGTATATTTTTGGATGCCGTGACGAGAACGGCAGAGAGATCACCGGAATCAGACCGCACGATAAGGACGGCAATGACATCGACGGAGATATTACCGCAGAAGTTACCGTGGAGATTGACGGTACAGACAAGGTTCTGAAAAAAGTATGCCGTCAGAACTTCAATAAGAAAGGCGAGTTTACCGGAAATGTCACGGATTACTATGTGAATGATATTCCAAAAAAGGCAGCAGATTTTGAAGCATTTTTGGAAGAGAGTGTATGCGGAAAAGATAAGTTCTCACTTTGCATCAATGCCATGACACTTCTTCTGAAAGGTGGAACGGATCAGAGAGCAATTCTTGCTGATATGTTTGGTCAGCACAGTAATGATGACATTTGCGACATGTATCCGGAGTTTTCACCTCTGAAATCTGTACTGCATGACGGCACGGTTGATGAATTGAAAAAGCGTTGCAACACACAGCTTTACGGCACAAGGGGAAGAAATGGAACCAAGGGCTTGCAGGATCTGTTAGATGAAATTCCGAGCCGTATTGACGAGGTGAGCCGTCAGAGAGTGGATATTGACCTTGCAGAACTGGAACTGAAAAAGAAAGCTTTACTGGATAAGCTGTCAGAGAACATTAAGCAGCAGACAGATACGCAGAACAGTATGAAGTCCTACGATAAGCTTTCTGATGGAATTATTGAGTTAAAAGGTCAGTTGAGTGCATTACAGCAGAAAGCAAATGAAAAACTGGATGCGGACAGAAGAGATAAGCGCACAACACTGAATCAGATTCAGAATGAGCATCAGAAAGAGTTGCTTAAGGCAGATACCATTCGTGAAGAGATCACGGAACTGGAAAAGCGTATCGCACAGTATGAGCAGAAGAGACAGGAATTGAAGAAGAGTTGGGATTTGAATAAAAGCCTTAAATTTGATGAAAACTCTCTGATTTGCTCATACTGTGGACAGGAATATCCGGAAGAGAAAAAAGAGCAGTTAAGAACGGAGTTTGATACGCATAAGGCACATGAATTGGAACTTATTACTAAAGAGGGTTCTTCCTGCGCTGAACATATCAAAGCGGATCAGGCAGAACTGGAGCATAAGCGTGAGGAACTGAAAAAGACCGAGGATGAAGTGGAGCGGTTGGAAAAAGAGATTGCCATTGCCGATAATGCATTAAATTCCATTCCGGCAAGCGTGGATATTTCCAACACAGAAGAATACAAAGCTATCCAGTCACAGATTGCTGAGAAAGAAGCTTCCATGAACAAATTCACTGACATGAATCTTCTCAGAATCCAGTTAAAAGGTGATGAAGAGCAGATCCGCAATGATATTTCTGTGGTTGATAAGTCTTTGGCGAGTGTAAGCATTAACGAGAGTGTGGATAAGCGTATCACAGAACTGGAACAGGAGCGCAAGAACATTGCACAGAAGATTACGGATGTGCAGGCACAGCTTGACCTGTTAAAGAAATTCAGCCGGAAGAAGAACGAACTGTTGGAAGCTGATGTGAACAAGTATCTTTGCTTCTGCACTGTGCGGATGTTCAGACCTCTTGTGAATGGTGACACGGAAGAATGTTGTGACTTTACATACCGTGGAGAGCCTTACAGCCGGAACATGAACCACGGAGCAAGGATTCTGACGGAAATTGACATTTGCAATGCGTTTCAGAAGCGGTGCGGTGTGGAATTGCCTATCATGGTTGACGATACCGAAAGCCTTGACCCTTGGAAGATTCCTGATGTTGACAGTCAGTTGATTATGTTCCGAAGAAGTGATGATGCGAGTTTGAAAGTGGAGGAAGTAGCTAATGCCTAATAATGATTATGGTAAAGATATAAAAGTTGAGATTTCTTTTAATGAAATGTGCAGAGTAATTGCAAAAGTAATGACAGAAGAACCGTTTGATTCTTTAATTGAAAAAGAACCATTTATGTTAATGTTTTTTTCCAAATTTGGAGCAAAAATTACTGACAAGATATTTGACGATGAGATAAAGAAAGGAGCTGCGGAAAATGGCAGAAGTAATTAAAAGTTACAAAGGATTCAACAAGGACATGACTTGCCGTGGATTCCAGTACGAAGAGGGCAAGGAGTACGAAGAGGAAACAGCAGATGCCTGCCACAGCGGATTCCATGCTTGTGAATATCCTCTGGATTGCCTTGGTTATTATTCTCCGAACGAATCTGTTTACCATGAAGTGGAGCAGAACGGTGAATTTGACAGAGGTGAAGATGATTCCAAGGTTGCATCCACAAAAATAAAGATTGGTGCGAGATTGGATATTTCTGGACTGGTAAAGGCGGCCATTGATTTTACTATGAGTAGAGTTAAAAAAGAAGCTGAAAGTGATGAAGACTGCGGTGCATCCTCTGCCACAGGTGACTACGGTGCATCCTCTGCCACAGGTTACAAAGGTGCATCCTCTGCCACAGGTGA